GGCCAGGTGGTCATGTTCACGGGCACTTTGGGGGCGTCTGGTGGCCTGACCGCGGCACCAGCTACGGGCCTGACCAAAGATCAGTCACAGTACGTTCTGGGGATTGCCGCCGAATCGGGCAACACCAATGCCTGGATTTTTGTGGTGGCCTTTGGCGAGGTCAAAGGAATCAACACCACGGGCGGCGCTGAAGCCTGGGCACAGGGCGACGAACTGTATTACAACCCTTTGGTGACTGGCGGGCTGACCAAGACCAAGCCATCGGTTCCGAATGCCATCGTGCTGGTGGCCGCGGTTGTCCATGTTGGCACGTCCAACGGAATTTTGTTTGTTCGGCCCACCTACGGGTCGGTTTTGGGGGGCACTGATGGAAACGTCCAGTTTGGAACCCTTAACAACCTTGACGTGCTGCAATACAACGGCACATATTGGACAAACGTCGCAGCCAGCACCCTATCGGTCAGTTTCGCAACCACGGCTGGAAGTGCAGGAAGCGCAACGACCGCTACAACGGCCACAAATCTTGCCGGTGGTGCAGCGGGCAGTCTCCCGTACCAAACAGGTGCCGGTGCTACTACGTTCCTGGGACTGGGAACCAGCACCTACATCCTGACCGCGGGCGCTAGTGCGCCAGGCTGGACTGACCCAGCCAGCATCACGGTTGGAAACGCAACAAACGCAACAAACGCAACGACCGCAACCAACCTAGCCGGTGGCGCAGCTGCCAGCATTCCCTACCAAACAGGAGCAGGGGCGACCACGTTCCTGGCGTCTGCGGCTGGCGATGCAGGAAAAGTCCTACAGAGCAACGGCACGTCGGCACCATCATGGGTCACGCCCGTGGCTTACGCGACGGTCACCGACGACACCACGACGAATGCGACCTACTACCCGCTGCTGGCCAATCAGACCGCGGGCAACCTAACGACGACCTATTCATCGTCCACCAAGCTGCAATTTAACCCGTCCACCGGCCTGATGACGGCCACCGGGTTCAGCGGGTCGGGCGCAAACCTGACTAGTCTGCCCGCGGGCCAACTGTCGGGCACCATCCCGTCGGGGGTTCTTGGAAATTCCAGCCTGTTCATCGGCACCACGTCGATTGCACTGAACCGCGCCAGCGCCAGCCAGAGCCTGACCGGCGTCAGCATTGACGGCAGCGCAGGATCGGCGACGACCGCGGGCACGGCCACGAACGCCAACAACATCACAATCACCGACGACACGTCCACGAATGCGGACTACTATCCCGTCTGGGTCACCAACAGCACGGGAAACTTGCCCGCCAAGGTGACCAGCACTAAACTTAAATTCAACCCGTCCAGCGGCGTTCTGACGACGACTGGCGGCATCGGTGGGGGTGCGTTTTGAACTACACATGGAAAATCCTGAGCATTAAAGCCAAGGACGGCCTGATTACCCAGGCCCAGTACCATGCCCGCGTGGCCGAAGGCGAAGCCGCGGTGGAAACCGAGGGCACCTGGTTCTTTAAGGGCCAACGCCTGGTTGTGCCGTTTGAAAAAGTCACCGAGGAAATGATCGTAGGCTGGATCAAGAACGAATCCGACGGCCTGATCGAAGCGCGGATGGCGCAGCAGTTGAAGAACCTGGCCGCACGGGATGAAACACCGCTGCCTTGGATGCCCCAGGTGTTCAAACCCAAATTTGAGGAATAACTATGGCAGTCAACCTTTCACCTGTTTTCGGCGTTGCTGGGCAACTATTCGACAACAACGGCAATCCGCTGGCCGGTGGGAAGATTTTTACCTACTTGGCCGGGACGACCACGAACGCCACGACCTACACCAGCAGCAACGGCAGCATTGCCCACAGCAACCCCATCATCTTGGACGGTGCTGGGCGTGTCCCGTCGGGCGAAATCTGGCTGACTGACGGCATCACCTACAAGTTTGTGGTGCAAGATGCCGCCAACAACCTGATCGGCACTTACGACAACCTGACCGGCATCAACAGCAACTTTGTCGCGTTTACAAACCAGCAGGAAATCCAGACGGCCACGGCAGGTCAGACGGTCTTTAACTTGACCACCATGCAGTATCAGCCTGGCACGAACAGCCTGTCGGTGTTCGTTGATGGCGTGAACCAGTACGGCCCAGGCGCACAGTACGCCTACGTTGAAACGGATCAAGACACGGTGACTTTTGTGTCAGGTCTTCACGTTGGCGCGTCGGTGAAATTCACCACGTCGCAGTTAAATAGCAGCGGTGCTGGCGATGCATCGCAAATTTCCTACACCGCGCCATTTGCTTTGTCTGTAACGACAAACGTTGAAGACAAATTGGCGCAATACGTCAGCGTCAAGGACTTTGGCGCTGTCGGCGATGGCGTAGTTGATGACACCACGGCCATACAAAACGCGCTGACGGAATCTGCGGGTAAGACGGTATTTTTCCCGAATGGCGTGTACAACATCAGCAACATCATTTTTGTTGACAGCAACACGGCGATTTACGGATATGGCGCGACGCTGTTCTGTACCAACGCATCTGCTGGTGGAACTGGCGTCTACATCACAGACCCGACCTATCTGGTTGGTGTTGAAAACGTCACGATTTACGGCCTGAAAGTTGATGGAAACCGAGCCGGTAGAACGCCGCCTGGTGCTGGCGCGTTGTTCTATGTGTCATCTGGCAAAAATCACACTTTAGTTGATTGCGTTGCGGTTAATTCCACTATTGACGGATTCCAGATTGCAGGAGACACCAGTTGGGCTGGTGGCGTCAATAAAAACACCAGAATGTACAACTGTGAAGCAGACAATTCCTATCGGAATGGCCTGTCAGTTGTTGGCACTGACAACTTTGTTGATTACGGCGGCAAGTACCACGACACCAACGGAACCAGCCCAGAAATTGGCGTAGACATTGAACCCAACGGCGCAACCAGCCGCAATTACGGTTTTGCGTTTTACGGAACGCACGTTTATGACAACGCCCTTCACGGCATTTCGGTAAACGGATCGTCTGGCACCAACACCAAAGGGTTGATGTCAGGAGTTGTGTCAACTGGCAACGGTGGATATGGTTTTCAATGTGACCAAGCTATGAGCAACGTGAGAATTCACGCGCCACAAGCCAGCAACAACACACTTGGATCGTTTGATACTAGCGGTTATGCCTACGATCAAGACAACTTAAGCGAGCGCACAATTTACAGCGCAAGAGTGCGTAAGAGTGTCGGCCAGAACGTGACATCTGCGACCTTTGTTGATGTGACCAGTACGACGGTGACATACACGCCAAGATACCCAAACTCTGTGACCAGGCTGCGGGTCAAAGGCAACTATTCGTTGATAAATTCTTCTGGTACCGTTGTGTCCGCCTCAATACAACTTATCAACACAGGGACATCTGCGGTTGTAGATGATTGTTCTCCCATCATTCAGGTCAACAACAACGGGTCAAATGCCCTGCGCCAAGATGGCACATTCTTCATGGCTGGCCAAGAAAACAACGTCGGCGTGACGCCCGTCAGCTACAAAGTCCAAGCAAAATTGAACAGTGGAACGTCAATAGACATTGGCGGTGTTGAGGTTATTGCTGAAGAAGTCAGCGGGGGTTAACGATGGCACAGACAGGCTACACCCCAATCCTCATCTACAGCAGCAGCACGGCGGCGCAAGCCCCTGCTGTGGGCAATTTGACCAATAGCACGTTGGGGTCAGAACTGGCCATCAACATCACCGACGGCAAGCTGTTCTACAAGGACAACGCCAACGCGGTGCAGGTCATCGCTTGGAAGGTTACGCCAACGAGCGCGGGCGGCACGGGGCTGACCAGCTACACCGCGGGCGACCTTCTGTACTACGCCACCGGCACCACGTTGACCAAGTTGGGAATTGGAAGCGCTTATCAACACCTTGGCGTTAATGCTGGCGGCACTGCACCTGAGTGGCAAGCATCGGCCAATTCTGTTTTGACGGCCCAGGGCGACATGTTGTATGCATCGGCTGCAAACACTTTGGCGCGGTTGGCCAAAAACACCACGGCTACCAGGTATCTGTCAAACACAGGCAGCAACAATAACCCGGCCTGGGCACAAGTTGACCTGACCAATGGCGTGACTGGCACTTTGCCTGTTGGCAATGGCGGCACTGGGTTGGCCACCTTAACTGCCAATCGTGTTTTGTACGCATCGGCGACAAATACTGTCGGCACATCTGCAAATTTGACGTTTGATGGGACAACGCTACAAATTACTAGCGGAAGTTTTAACTTAGGCGCTGGTGGTGCCAATGGCTTTATCAGCGGCAACACTTGGTACGGGATCAATTCTGGCGATTGGGTCTTCCAAGCGGGCAATGCATCACAAGGGTTCCGCTGGAACGGCAGCAGCGGCGGCGTCCGAATGTATTTGGACAATAACAGCAACTTGTTGTTGGGCACAACGTCCAGCCCTGCTGGAAGCGGAAATTTTTTAATCAACAACGGCAACGTAATTCAGGGAACCGCCGCTAAAGGATTTAACTTTACCGCCAACAGCGCAGCCGCTGGCATGACCAGCCAGTTGCTGAACTGGTACGAGGAGGGTACGTTTACGCCAACTATCATTGGTACATCAACTGCGGGCACTGGTACTTATAACGCGCAAGGTGGACGTTATACCCGCATTGGCCGCGTTGTAACTTTTCAGTTATATGTTGACTGGTCAGCGCATACAGGCACAGGAAACATGGAAGTGGCCGGTTTGCCTTTTACCTCAAACACAACCGGCGATTTATATTCAGCAGTGGCAATCCGCGCAAACAACATTGCATTGACGGCAGGGTATTATTTGCAAGGGTTTATCCTCAACAACTCAACGCAAATTCGACTTGGGCAATATCCAACCGGGGGAGGCGCTCAAGCAGCCGTTCCAATTGACACCGCTGGAAGCCTAATAATTTCCAGTCAATACATTGTTTAAGGAATAATCATGACGTTAACCAAAGCAACTTACTCCATGCTTGACGGCGCTGTCGTCAATATTCTTGATTTTGGCGCAACAGGTGATGGTGTTACTGATGACGCTAATGCAATTCAAGACGCGATAGACGCAGTTAGCACAAACTTTAACACTGGCTACGGCGGCACGGTGTTTTTCCCCAAAGCCATCAATAACGGAAATAATTGTTACCTTATCAACTCCACCGTTGAAGTTCCCCCTGGCGTTATCTTGGCCGGTGAAGGAATTGGTAATGCTAGCAATGTGTCTGGTTCGGCAATCAAAGTCAATTTTGATGGTGTTGGTATTCGGTTCATTCGGCGCAATCCAAGCGCATCGCTGTTCTATAACGGCGGTATGCACGACATTGCAATGCAGGGTACTGGCGGGTCTTCAACTACGGCTCAACGCCTTGTTGAACTAGGCGACTCGGCGCAAGTTAACACTCAAAACGGCGCGTGGAACGGGTTTATTCGCGATTGTTTGTTTAATAACACTCGCGGATTCGGCATTTTTTCTTCTCATTCGCAAGAATGGTTGATTGAACATAACATGTTCCGCGAGTGCAATCGCGCAATCAATTACAGCACAGTGCCAGCATCATCCCGCGTCGAAAACAACACGTTTATCAATGAGTCGGCAACGCCGTGTGATTACGCAATAAATTACGAACCCGGTGCATTAGGCGGCGCTGCCGGGTTTGTGTTCAAGAACAACTATGTTATCGGCTTTGATTACGGCGTCTATGTTGCTGGCTGCAAAGGCGTGGTTATTGCAGACAACGTTTTTGAAAGCACAAAAGAATACTCTATTCATGCGTCAACCACTACATTTACAGGCACAAGCCTTGGATTGACCGACGCTGTATTGCCAAGTTTGGATATTCGGGGAAACACATTCATCGCCCCGGGGGCTGGCGGCAACGCTACAAATGCTATTTATTTTGCAAACACTCGAAATTGCAACGTATCAAGCAACTATGTGCTGTCGCCTTACGCAACGCTTGGCGCAATTTTGGAAGTTTATCAAGACGCACCAAACACTTGCGTTGACAACAACGTAGAAGCCCCGTCTTTACAAGGCAATAATTCAGGGACAGTGCCGCTGTATAACACGGCAAATACGGTTTGGGGTCAGCAATATGTTACGGCGTTCAAAAAAGAACAAGTGCTTTCCGCAAATTCCACTACAGCGTCTGCTCTTGGCCTAATTTCGATCATTTTGCAAAATGACGCTATAACAACCTTTGCCACCCTGTCAAATGGGCAAGAAGGACAGTGCGTAACCATTCATTCTGTGAACGCTGCTGCAACGGTGACAATTGACGGCAACACGCTTGTCATTCCGCAGTACGCTTGTGCGACCTATCAGTATTCAACTTTTTATACTGGATGGCGCTTAATCAGTAAATCGTTTTGACTTGACAAGCGCTTTCTTAACGCATAACCATGATCCCAAAAGACAAACAGCAACACCTCCTAATGGGCGCGGCTTGTGCTGCGGTCTTGTGGGCTATTCACTTTGCGCCTGTTTGGGCGGCTGTGGCCATCGGAAGTGTGCTGTTTGGGGTGTTTTACGAAGTGCAGCAGTGGTATCGTAAAGAAGGCATTCCAGATGTCTGGGATGCAATAGCGACCGCACTGCCAGGCGTCATTGTGGGCGCAATTCTGTACATGAAGGGCTAAAAATGACAACACCCTACGACATCATTACCCGGTCAATGAAGGACATTGGGGCTTTGGCCGCGGGCGAAATCCCGACAGCAGACGAAGCCCAAGACGGGCTGGACTTGCTCAACGACATGATCGCCCAGTGGTCAAACGAGAACATGATGGTGTTCTACCGCACCGAAATCATCTTCCCGTGCGTTCAGAACCAGGTGCAGTACACCATCGGGCCAGCGGGCAACGTGTCGGCCAGGTTCGTGGGGTCAATCAGTGGCACCACTTTGACCGTGCCTGTGGATGGCGTGACCAAAGGTGCCATCACTATGGGCATGACCCTGACCGGCCCTGGGGTGCTGCCTGGCACCACCATTGTGGGATTTGGGACTGGCGCTGGCGGCAACGTCAACGAAGGCGGGACGTACACGGTCAGCCGCGGCCATACAACGCCCGTGGTGACGCAGATCATCGACGCCTACTACCAGCGCCCCCTGACCATTGAATCGGCGTTTGTGCGGGTCAACACCACGTCCAACGGCGTCCCGATCTACGGCGGCGGTCTGGACTACCCCATCGCCATTTTGAGCCTGGAAGAATACGAATCCATCGGCCTGAAGTCACTGAACGGCCCGTGGCCCAAGTCCATCTACTACCAACCGTCCGAGCAGCTGGGCACGATCTACGTTTGGCCCAATCCCGCCCAAGGCGAGATGCACCTGTTCACGCAGACCATCTTCCGCGAGTTTGGCGACCTGTACGGCACGATGGAATTCCCGCAAGGCTACAACATGGCGCTGCGCTGGTGCCTGGCCGAGCGCATGATGCCCATGTTTGGCAAGGTCAATCAGGTGCAGGTGGCGCAAATTACCGCCTACGCGGCCCAAGCAAAGGCGACAATCAAGCGCACGAACATGAAGCCGCCGCAAGTGTCCAAGTACCCTGACGTGCTGATGACAGGTCGGCCAAAGGATGCGGCGTTCATACTCGATGGCGGCTTCAACTAGGTTTTATAAATGTGCAATAATGGGGGCTTTTAGGAGTCGCCATGAACGCAGGAAGACCAGCCAATACGCCAGAAGTGTTGTGGAACAAAGTTGATGTAAGAGGGGAAGACGAATGTTGGCCATGGAAGGGTTTTAAGGAAAAGTCAGGATACGGGCGAACTTGGATCAACGATGTTGGCTACTACGCGCATCGGGTCATCTTCAGTTTGGCGAATCCGGGACAGATTGAATTGAGAGCGCCAGCGAATAAGCGGGCAACAGGGTTTTTGATGCACACCTGTGACAATCGAATCTGCTGCAACCCAGCCCATTTGCGCGTCGCAAGCATCAAGGCGAACAACTTAGATTGTTTGCAAAAGGGTCGCAAAAAGCTGCCGATGGGCGAGAATCACCATAGGTCAGTTTTCAGCGATGTTGAGATTCAACAAGCATTGGAAATGCGGCAATCGGGACATTCGGCAAGGCAGATAGCGATGAAATTGAACAAAAAACGTGCAACCATTGAATCGCTGCTGCGCCGCCATCGGTTGCGTGAGAGTAAAGGGGCGTAACCATGGATTTTGGTTTTGTCGGGGCGTCCTACACCACCAGGTCGATCTACCAAGACGACCAGGAGTGCATCAACTTCTACCCCGAAATCGACCCGACGAAACAGCCAGGCGAAAGGGGGATTGTGGCGCTGTACCCAACCCCTGGCCTGGTGACCGAAATCACCTTCCCCATCCCCGCCGAAATCCGCGGGCAGCGGGCGCTGTCGGGCCTACAGTACGCCATCGCGGTTTGTGGGAATCGGGTCTACCGCATCGACCAGGCGTTGTCCTACACGCAGGTGGGAACGCTGACTACAAGCACGGGGCCGGTGTCGATTACCGACAACGTGATGACCGTGCAAGGGCTGACGGCCTACATTGTGGACGGCGTGAACCGCTACTACTACGTTGTGGCCACCAACACGTTCGTGACCTTGCCCCCGTCTGACGGGGCTTGGCAGGGTGCCGACGTGTGCGACACGGTGGACAACTACATCATCTACAACAAGCCAGGAACGCAGCTGTGGTCATCAACCGACTTGGGTTCGCCCCTGTCCACTCAAGCCTGGTACGGGGCCAAGGATGGGTCGCCTGACAACCTGGTGGCCTTAATCGTTGACCACCGCCAGGTCTATCTGCTGGGCGAAGTAACCACCGAAGTTTGGGTGGACGTGGGCACACAGATTCCTGGGCTGCTGACCTTCCCGTTTCAGCGCGTGTCTGGGACATCCAGCCAGAACGGTATCGGGGCGCGTTTCTCGCTGGTGCGATACGCTGAAACGTTCATGTTCCTGTCCCGCGACACGCTGGGCACGGCCACCATCGGCATGATGATGGGCTACGAGTACAAGCGGGTTTCGACTCATGCGGTGGAAAACAGCCTGATCGGCGTGAACGTCGAGAACGCCCGCGCTTGGTCGATGCAGCAGGAAGGCCACGAGTTTTACGTCATCACCTTCCCTGACATTGACCTGACCTGGGTCTATGACCTGGCCACCCAGCAGTGGTTCAAATGGCTGTGGTGGGACAGCCCCAACGCGGTTTATCAGCGCCACCGCGGGCAGAACTGCATCGCCTTTGCCAACAAGAACCTGGTGGGCGACTACGAAAACGGCAAAATCTACGCCATCGACTTTGACGCCTACACCGACGCTGGCAACCCGATCCGACGGCTGCGCCGCGCCCCGCACATCACGACCGACCTTCAGCGCCAGTATTTTGAGGAATTTCAAATCCAGTTTCAGCCTGGCGTCGGGCTGACCACAGGTGTAGGGGTAAACCCCCAAGCAATGCTGAGGTGGTCAAACGATGGCGGGTCTACCTGGTCAAACGAACATTGGGTCGGTATCGGTCAACAAGGGGTATATACCAACCGAGCCATCTGGCGGCGGCTGGGGTGGGCGCGTGACCGCATCTTTGAAGTGGCGGTGACTGACCCCGTGAAGGCTGTGATTGTGTCGGCCAACCTGAAGGCATCGCCTGGGGATAATTGATGCCAGCCCTCACGAACATCAGGTTTCCCACGTCGCCGTTCATTGAACAGGCCACGGGCAGACCGTCGCGTGAGTGGATACAGTGGCTGCAAAACCCCAACCTGGTCAGCACCACGGTGCAGTATCAGATCATCAATGGGGGCGAGATTAACAACACGATTATCGGCAACGTGACGCCCGCGCAGGGCACTTTCACGCTGCTGACAGCCCTAAACGGCATCGGGGGGGGTACGTTCTAATGGAACTGGAACTGATGAACGAAGTGCCGACCCGCGACCAGATTGACCGTCTGCAAGCGGAAATGGCCACAATGCCCCAGGCTGACCTACAGACCGAGCATTTTTTTAGCCCTGGGATGTACTGCCGCCGAGTGTTTCGGCCCGCGGGCACGCTGATTGTCGGCAAGGTTCATAAAGAGCCACACTTTTTTTTATGCGCCATGGGCGAGATAATCGCATGGACAGAAACGGGAATGCGGAAGTTGCAAGCCGGTGACGTTGTGGAATGCAAGCCCGGAACGAAGCGGGTGACCTTGGCGGTGACTGATGCTATCGGAATGACGATCCACAAGACCGACAAGACCGACCTGGACGAAATTGAAACAGAACTGATTGAGCCTGACGATTCGGCCTTGTTTGATTCGACAAACAAGTTGAAACAGATTGTTGGCCAGATGAAAGCCTTGGAAGGAAAAAGACTATGACATGGGTTGCCGTTGCAATAGGTGGTTCAGCCGTTCTAGGCTACATGGGCGCACGAAAACAGGCCAGCGCCGCTGAATCTGCTGCTGCTGGACAAGCTGGTGCGGCAGAGTACGCTGCCAAACAGCAGCGCGAAATGTTTGACATCATCAACGCGCAGCAAGCCCCGTACCGTCAAGCCGGTTACGGTGCGCTGACGCGGATTGGTGAACTGCTGCCAGGTCTGACTGCGCCAGTGTCCCGTGAGGAAATCATGGGTCTGCCAGGCTACCAGTTTGGCATTGAGCAAGGTACAGGCGCAGCCCGCGCCAGCATGAACGTCAGCGGCGGCGGGTCAAACGTTGACCGCGCAGCCCAGAAGTTTGCAATTGACTACACCCTTGGGACGGCCATGCCTCAGGTCATTTCGCAGCGTCAGAACATTTACAACACCCTGGCGGGCATCGCTGGCATCGGTCAGACGGCGCAGACACAAACTGGACAGCTGGGCCAAGCCGCGGCCAGCAACATCGGACAAGCTGCAATCGGCGGGGCGACCGCACTGGGCGCTGGCCAGATCGGTGCTGCAAACGCCATGGCGGGTGCGTATGGAAACATTGGAAATTCCGCGATGATGTATTCATTCCTGAACAGGCCAGCAGCATCCACCGCCGCCGCGATGGGGCCGGTTTATGGCCAGCAACCGTTGCCCGCTTCTTTTGCTCCTTATCAGGTGGGTTAAATCATGGCAGACCTAAGCGTAACCCCAATCGGCACCCAAGTTAAGCCCATGGCCACAATGAGCCTGGGCGACATGATGAACCTTGCCCGCGGCGCACAGGCGTACCAGCAAACCGAGCAAATGAACCCGCTGTTGCTGCAACAACAGCAGCAAGTTGTTGAACAGGCCAGACAAGTCAATCCTTTGTTGTTGCAACAGCAGCAACAAACAACCCGCACCGGTCAGATTGCGTTGACTCTTGAAGAACAAAAAGAGCGCGAACGAATGGCCATGCAGCAATTTTTGTCGAAGCCAGAAAACTACCAGACCAACGGGCGAATTGACATTGACAAGCTGAACGCGGCTGTACCAAACCTTGCGCCATTAACTGGATCAGAGTACGTTGCGAAATTTACAACTTTGGGCCAAGCGCAAACGCAAGCCATTGATGCCAAGCAGCGTTTGACCCAAGATCAGCGCAGCATGATCGCGCAGCGGTTCAGCATTCTTGGCCGTCTTGGCATCCAAGACAAAAGTGCGTACATCGCAGAAATGGATTTGCTGAAAAAAGAGAATCCAGGCAACCGTGATTTGGCCGACTTAATTGATGCTTACAAGGTCACCTGGCAAGACATCCCGTCAGGCCCGCAACTGCCGTCCATGGCCATCGCTGGAGCCAACACGCTGCTGTCGCCCGCCCAGCAACAGGAAGCCTTTGCCCCGCGGGCTGGCACGATCAGCAGTGGCGCGGCTACGTTCCCGACCACGACCACCGTTTCACCGGCTGGAGCGCCGCCTGTGCAGACTGTTGGCGGGACGCCTTTGGTTACCGCCCAACTTGGCCCAGGCCAGCGTGAAGTGGACACGGGTCGGGTTGACATGAACAACAATCCAATCGTTAACGTGTTTGACGCTAACGGGCGATTCCTTGGTCAGCGGTCTGGAAGTGGTACTCCTAGTGCTACACAGTTGCCAGGTGGTACGCAACCGACGCCGCTTGGAGGTGCTGCTCCCCCAGCTGCGCCTGGCATTTCTTTCACCGCGCCGACCAGATTTAATCCACCAGGTGGCGGCATTGATGTAAACAGAGATATTTCAAGCCGCCAACAATCGTACCGAAACCTGATGGAGCAAGCCGCGCAATTGCGGGCTACGAATCCAGGACAAGCGCGAGACTTGGAAGATAAGGCGCGTTATATCTTGCAAGGATTGAATAAAGACTACGGCATTCAGGCACAACAACCGCAAGGCATGGATACAGGGACGGTGACCCCAGTAGCCCGCATTCCTCCTGGAGAAACACAAGATACGGTTAACCTTGCCAATCAAGTGCGGATTAAGGCATTGGAATCGGCAACACAAGTGCCGATGCAGAACTTCAACAACAACGAAATCATTAAGTTGGCTGATGAAGCATTGACGGGTCGGGGCGCTGGTACTCTGGCCAACCTGACTGGTGGTTACGCCGTGTTCAACGCCGTCGGTCTGGGTGGTGGGAATGCAACCGCCCTGAACCAGTTGGGCCATTACATGGCGCTGCAAACCGCATCGCTGGCGCAGTCTGCTGGCCTTGGCACTGATGCCGCAAGGAACATTGCAGCCGAAAGCACCGGCACAATCAACTGGACGCCCGACGCAATCAAAAAGACGGCGCGGGTCAACAGATCGCTGGCCACCGCTACTGACTTGTTTAATCAGGGCGTCCAAAGCGCATTTGAACGAAGCAAAGGCAACCCGTTGTCAGCGCGTGACTTTCAAAACCGCTGGTCGCAGACTGCTGACATCAATGCCATTCGATTGTTTGATGCGATGCGAAACAACGATCCTGACGCATTTAGGGAAATTGTTGATGGGGCTGGTGGGCCGCAATCGCCTGGGTTTAACAGGTTGAAGACCAAGGTTGAAGACATCAAAAAATTAGTCGGGATGCAATGATGACTGACATCGAAGAATTTGCAGCCAAAGTCTACAGTGCGCCACCACCGCCGCGTCCTGCGCCCCCGCAAGCTGCTGCGCCAGTTGCACCTGCTGCTGTACCCGTTGCACCACCTGTTGCACCTGTTGCACCCGCTGCACCCGCTGCACCTGTGGCACCCCAACAGCGGCCAGCTGGGCCTGTTTTGGACGGTCTAGACCCTGAACTGGCCAACCGTCTGAACCAGGCGCGGGAAGCATACCGCCTACGGTTTAATAAGGATTTGCCGATCACAAGCGGGGTTCGCACCCGTGAGGATCAGCAGCGTTTGTATGACCGCTGGAAGGCTGGCGACAAGTCAATCTATATGCCGCTGAACCCGGCAGACTATCCGAAGCAGACGACTTTTCACACAGACGCAGTTGATATTCCCACGTCAGTGCCCGAGCCGTTTTTGCGTGAATTTGGCATCCACCGTCCGCTGGGCAGCAAAGACCCCGTTCATGCGGTTGTGATGCCGAGCAGTCAACCAGCTGCTGCCGCCCCTGCTGCACGGCCAGCTGCACCTGGTGCAACACCCGCTGCGCCCGCCGCACCCGCTATTAACCCATCAGACCTGATGTCATCTCAAGCGGTGGATGCGTTTGCTGCCCAGGCTTATGGCCAGCCGCCCAAAAAAGGCGCTGTGGCCAGCAAAGTAACATCATTCCTACGCGGCAGCGCGGCATTGGCTGATACGCTATTGGGCGTTGTTCCTGGCGTTGCCGGGATGGCCACCTACGCTGGTGCCCGTGCTACTGGCCAAACGCCCGAGCAAGCTACCGCCACCCAAGCCCGTGTGACTGGTGCATTGGAACGCCCTGTAGGCCGAGCCTTTGGCGTGACTGAAACGCCAGAGTACAAGGGCGAAGCCAGCCAGAAGATCATGGAATTTATTGGCGAGAACGTCGGCAAGGGTGCGGACTGGATCAGCAAACAGACTGGAATGCCTAAGGCCGATGTTGAGTATTACCTAAACCTTGGCCTGACCGCTGCGCCTTTCAGCAAGACTGTGCAGCGTGAAGTAGGCATGGCTGGCCAGGCCGCAGGGCAAGCCGCAGGTAAAGTGGTGGAAGCCGTTGCCCAGGTTACGCCAGCACCTATCCGCACCGCGGTCAGGGCTACGACTGAGGCCATTGCACCAGGCACAACCACAGCGCCCGCAAGAGCGCCGACGATTGGCGTTCCTGCTGCTCCTGTTGTCCCTGCTGCGCCCGCCGCCCCGCAGCCCGTCCTGGGCCGTGGCAGCGTTGGTGCCGCAGGTGTGCCTGATGCCACAATCATTCGGCAAGCATTGCTGACTGCAACCCCAGAATTTCAGCAGTTGTTTGGCAATATGCCGCTGGATAAAGTCAACACACCCGTGGTGCTGCGACGCCTTGAGGGCGATTCGTTGCCCATTCCTATCCGACTGACTGAAGGCCAAGCCACTGGCGACGTGGTGAAGTTGTCCACAGAACAAAATCTGAGAGGAAAACAGCCAGCATTTGCCCAGCGGTTCAACGAACAGAACACCCAACTGGTGGAAAACGTGCCGCTGATCCGCGAACGCGCAGCGCCCGACGTGTACGCCACCAAGACCATCGAATCCAGCCAGGCGCTGATTGATGCCTACAAAGCACTGGACGATGCCCGCAGCGCCGACATCACTGCTGCTTACAAAAAGCTGGAAGATGCCAACGGCGGTCAATTCCCCGTAGATGGCCAAGCAATTGTGCGTAATGCAGACGCCTTGTTGGCCAAAAAAATGAAAAGCAATTTTGTGCCGCCTGAAATTGCCGCTGACCTTAAACGGTTCCGCGAAGGTGAGCCGATGACGTTTGAACAGTTTGAGGCGTTGCGAACGAATCTGGCGGCTGAAGGTAGAAAAGCCGCAAGGGCTGGCGACGGCAACAGGGAAGCCGCCGTCAATTTTATTCGTGACGCTATGGAAGCCTTGCCCCTAAAAGGCGAAGCCGCAGCATTAAAACCGCTGGCAGACCAAGCCCGCACGTTGGCCAAGGCACGTTTTGATGCACTTAAAAAAGACCCAGCCTACAAGGCCGCGGTTGATGAAACCGTGCCCGCTGACAAGTACTTTGACAAGTTCGTAGTCAACGGGGTCAACAAGAACATCAACACGATGGTTGAAACGCTGGGCCGTGATTCTGTGGCCCATCAGCACATGAGGGCTGGCACCATTAACTGGCTGTCTGACAAAGCCGGTATCGTGGACGGGCGTGGAAACTTCAGCCAGGCCAACTACAACAAGGCGCTGAAGCGGCTGGACGACGTGAACAACTTTGGGGCCATCTTTGACCCTGACAGTCAGTTGCAGTTGCGAACCCTTGGCAACGTGGCCGCGTACACGCAATTCCAGCCCCGCGGTTCGTTTGTCAACAATTCCAACACCCTGGTGGGCTACTTGGCCAGCAAAGCCGCTGGTGGGCTTGAGCAGGTCGGTAATGTTGCGGGCCTGAAGACTATCGGCTACCCCATCGGCAGCGAAATACGCCGCGGCGTAAGTGCAGCCCGTGAGCGCCGCGAAGTTGAACGCGCCCTAAGCCCTACTGCTGGAACAACTCTGCCGCCTGGTTCCCAACCAGCTGGGTCTACCCTGCAAGAAGTCAGCCAGGGCAGGGTGCCAAATATCATCAACCCGCCACCACCGCCCCGCATTGAGCCAACGTTCGACTTTACACTTCCCCCTGGTGCGACTGACCTTGAGGCTTTGGGTAAGAGCCAGTTCAAGCGCAAGAAATGAACAGGGAACAGATGATGGCGCATTTTGAGGAAGCGAACATTGATCCAGTCAAGTACGGTCAACTATGGGAAAAAGTCCAGGGTTACGAGCGCCGGTTTGATGAAATGGAAAAGAAGATTGACAAGATGGAAGGCAACCTGGAAAAGCTGGTCGCCTTAGCCAACCAGGGCCGCGGTGGGTTCTGGGTAGGGATGTCGATTGTGTCGGCTGCGTCTGCCGCGGCTGGTTATGTAATGTCCCATTTCGGGAAATCTTGAAAGGAAGACACCATGAAATCGTATCTACTTGAACGCATGAAGGAAGCATCGACCTGGCGCGGCCTGACCCTGCTGCTGACTGCTTTGGGCATCCCACTGGCACCTGGCGTGGCCGACGCGGTGATTGCCGTGGGCCTGGCCGTGGCCGGTCTGATCGGTGCCGTAACCCCTGATCGTCGATGACCTTCAAACTGTCCAAGCGGTCGCTGGCCAACCTTGAGGGCGTGGATCACCGCCTGGTGACCGTTGTTCACCGGGCCATTGAGTTGACCAAGGTGGATTTTGCGGTGATCGAAGGCGTCAGGACGCTAGAGCGCCAGATTGAACTTTACAACAAGGGTGCCAGCCAAATCCGCGAGGGTGGCAAACACGTTGTAGGTCAAGCAGTTGATCTGATGGCCTATATCGGCACCAGAGGGTCTTGGGAACTGAACCTATACGATGACATTGCCGATGCCATGAAAGCGGCTGCAATCGAGCATAACGTGCCTTTGCGGTGGGGTGCCGCCTGGACGGTATCTGACATCCGCAAATGGCAGGGCACGATGGAATCGGCGATGAACTCTTACATTGACGAGCGCCGCCGCCAAGGTAAACGCCCGTTTATTGACGGCCCGCACTTTGAAATCGTCTAAAGTTTGATTGCGTTTAGGTTGAAGTTGTCGGACATGACTTCAGCATAGTCAAAATGACGGCCAAAGCAGTCCCTGAACGAAACGCATTCGTCTGACCAGCCTTCCACGGCGTTGTTGTAAATGTACGCCTTCTTGGGCACGGTAATGGTGCCGCACAGGAAGTGCAAACCCTTAGCCGTGACGCGCCAGAACCCGTCTGACCGCTTGCTGTCGTCGTCGTTGCCGCCCTGTTCGATCAGCCCCCACTTGGCCATGGTGGTGTAGTTTTTGCCCCGCAGCATCCAGGCCGGTGCAATCGGTGGGACGTTCACCCAGCCTTCAGCGTCGCACGGTGCCTTAGACAGCCACAGCAGCGCCAGGGCGTGGGTTTCGGTGATGGTAAAGGGTGAAATCTTGCCCCACTTGCCGCAGCAGGGGCAATGGCCCCCGTCGCCTTCAATGGTGACCCGCCAGTCAGCCTTGAGTTTGGCCAGCAGAATTTCCTCATCGCTCCAGATTTCAAACTGCATGGCCCCTCCTAAAACCACAGGTAGAACCCGTGCAAGATGCCGATGGGAAAAAAGATCGCCCCAGCCAGTAAAAAGCCCCACATCCCATCTGCAAAGCAGGTGAAGACATGGGTTAACCAGGCGAGGAAACACAGAACGCCGATGATGTAACCCATGGTGGCCCCTTAGAACGGCGTGTCGTCCATGTCATCAAACCCGCTGCCGCGCTGCTGGCGGGGCTGGTCTTCCCGCGGCCTGGGTTCGTTCATGTACGCCCAGCCGTCCCAGCCGCCTTCCTTTAGCGGGATAACGTCAATCTTTAGCATTTCACCGTTCTTGGTGTCAATGACCGAGCCGATGCGCTGGTATCGGTTTTTCTGCTGGCCGTCTTTGTTGGTGTACTGGCCGGTGATGACGGTGATTTCTTTGGTGACTTTAGGCATTTCATTCCCCGATAATTTTCTTCAGTGCTGCAACCTTGGCGTCTACTTCAGCCAAGAACTTAATAACCTCTGATTCCACGTCAGCCAGCCACTTATCGTCGCGCAAGACGCGGACAACAAACAGTTGGGCCTTGGCGGGCATCCGAGGGTCGAACACAACGTAGTCGCACCACGACCTGTCGGCGCAGCGCATCTGCCATTGCATTTGAGCGTAGTACTTAGATTCGACCGGGTTTTCGGCAAGCCAGCATTCCAAAGCGGTCTTGCTGTCGGGGCATTTGATCTCGACCATCCCATCATCGCCTACAAGGCCATCAGGGGACGCGCCAGCCGCTGCAATGGTCGGGTGAGGGATAAACCCCACCTCATCCACCATAACGCCCCTGGAGGCCTCATAAGCGGCCCTGGCAAACGGTTCCTGGTCGATGCCCCACTGCATGGCCGCGTTGGTGTAGGAATCGGCCTTGGTGCCGGTGACCCTCTCCAGCACCAGTTGGGTCATATAGTTGCCGCGGTCGGCCCCGTAGCCCGTCTTTGTCTTGGCCAAGACTTTGTACAGGCTGCTGGCGGTCACTTTGCCCAGGCGGGCGGTAAACCAATCGTCGGTGCGTTGTTCCATCATTTCAATCACTTTGCTTTCTCCTGATTTTGGGCTTTGAAAATTGCATATTCCGCTGTTGTTTTTGCCCCGACTTCAATGGTGATTCGCATTACCGGGTCACCGTCAACCCATACCGGGATGGCGATTTCATGCGGCACAGGCACTTTGGCGTTGTTGTAAGCCTGAATAGTTCTTGCGTGAATGTCGGATGCCGCTTCCCAAAGTTTGTGCATCGGATGGTCGGTGGTCACCTTAGACCGCAATCTTGAAGATTTCATGCTTCTACTCCTAACTGTTCTGCAATTCTTTCAATGGCATCAACACAACTGATGTTCAAGGCTTCATCAATCAGACGTAAAGATTGGTCAATTATTTCGTCATAAGTCCCTGGGTCGGCCTCCTTGATCGCTTCAAGCGTAAATTTGGCATCGTTTAATGCGTCCAGGTCTGCACTGTTGACGCGCTGCAAGATTTCGATGTCTTCTTTATTTGCCATTTGCTTTCTCCTTTTTGGCGCGTTCAATGCGGGCTTTCTTGGCGGCAATCACCCGTGCCTGTAGCGTCTGATTGCCCTGGCAAGCCTCATAAGCTGCGGAATAGGCTTTGGCCAGGTCATCGCTGCTGGCGCTGGCCTCAATCGCTGACAGGTGGTCGGTAATGTCAGGCGTTGGGGGTGCGGGCGGGGCTGTAGGGCGACGGCTGGCCGCGTTGGCGTCGTCGTCTTCTGGTGCGATACCGCAAGCGGCCATCAGGCTGTAGCGGCGGGCATAGGTCAGCGCCGAGCCGTAACCCTGGGGGTCTTGCTTGGCTGCGGGGACGTGCAGCTGTCCGCAGTTGATGACTTCACCCGATTCGTGGATGAAGACGGTTTCCACGATCACGCCATCGTCGCAGGGGCTGACGCGCTGGGTCAGTGCAATCCCGTTGTTGTTGAGGGCATCTACCACCGCCTCAACGCAAGCGGCCAGGTCGGCGTAGCGTGATTTGAAGTGGGGGTTAGTGCTGGACTTCAGCGCGGGGCCAAATTCCTTCTGGGCCTTGACCAAGGCCGCGGCTACTTTGTTGAACGTGTTCATGGTTTCATACTCCTGTTGTCGTTGCACTGTTTCGTAAAACTGTTGGTGACTCATTTTTTTCTGCCAAAGGTTTCCAGCCGAACCGACGCCACGTTTTGGTGATGTCGGTAAACGCGGCGGGCGTGTACTTAAACCGGCTGTCCAAGATGTTGGGACGTACCGGCTGCGGTGGTGCGGGGACGGCGCGAAGCTGTTTCATGACGACCACCAAGCGACGAGCAGCCAAGCCAAGCCGGTGCCGATGACAAGGGCCAGCAGGAAGCCTAAAGCGGCCTCTGTGCGGCTTTCGGCGTTGTCGGTCTTGTAGTGTTGACGGTACTGTTTCATGGTGTTTCCTTAGAAGGGTGCAGCGGGCAATTTGTCGCGCTGCTGCTGTTGGTATTCACGTTCTTGGGCGGGTGTCCAGGGGATTGGCCCCCCTGGTGGGGGGAATGGCCAGTTAGACATTGGCAAGCACCTTGGCCTTGTTGATGGCCTGGGCCAGCATGGCCGCGGGGTAGATGTAGACGCCGACAATTTGTTCAGCGTCGGTGTCCAGCAACGTGACAGCAAGACCGCGTTGGGTGGTGGTCACGGTGGATGCAATGCCCAGGTCAGGATTGACAAAGGTTGCAATACGATTGGCGGGGATGGTCTTGACGGCGTTCATGCTGTCACCCCGCTGGCGTTCAATTGACCTTCCATGACCGCAAACAAAACGCCTTTGGCGCGGTTCAGAGTTTTACGAGCGCCTTCAACATCGCCGTAGGCCATTTGTTCCTGGGCGTCAGACATGAGGCCAGCAACGATCATGTTAGCGCCGTTGAACTTGTAGGTGAAGGAATCGGTAACGCTGTCCAGGAATTGCTGGAAGTTGCAACCATACATTTGTTGGTCGCGTGAGGCTTGATTTGCATTCATCTTGATTTCTCCTTAATAGACCGCTTGCTGCGGCATGGTTGCATTGTAAGCCCGCTTAACACGGGCTGTCAAGTGTTTACATCCGCACGGCCCGAGCGCAAGCAGCGTCCCAGTAGGGGCTGTCGGGGAAGATGCGAACCCGACCCTTTTCAAAGTAGTCGGTCATCATGTCGGTGTTGTTTTCGTAGGGGGCCAGGTCGCGGAACACGCGGCCCAGTGCGCCTGTGTAGTCTCTGGCGTAGATCGTCACGCAGTCACGACCATCAACCAGGGTGCCGCGGTGGTACCAGACCTTGGCTTTTTCGACGTTGTTGGTAACGTAGAACTTCATCATCTTGACCATCTTGATTCTCCTTAAAAGACCCGTTAGGGCATGGTTTGATTGTAAGCCCGCTTTACACCGGCTGTCAAGGATTACGCGAAAGAAATTACGAAGCCCGATGTTTCGAGCATTTCAACGTAACCGGGAACGCGAGACTTGCGAATCTGGACAGAAACGCCGCCGTAGATCGCCTCTTTGGCAGATTCGGTAAGAGCCACGAAAGTGACCGTGGTTTCGTTGAAGTCAGAGGGAAGGATTTGGAAGTCAGCAGACATTTGGAACTCCTTAAAAGACCGCTTGCAATTCGCTACGGCATGACTGAATGTTAAGCTGGCTTACGCACCACGTCAACAACTATTTGTAAAGCCCACTTACATTAGTCAGGTATTGGTGGCTTGACGGCAACAGCAAGTTGGCTTAACATCGCACGATGGACAAGAAACAAGCCATTGAAAAAGCGGGGTCGGCCATGGCGCTGGCCAAGTTGTTGGGCATCACGCGCCAGGCCATCAGCCAGTGGGGCGACGCCTTGCCCGCGGCCCGTTTGTGGCAGCTGAAAGCCCTGCGGCCCAAATGGTTCAAGGGCGGTTGACAAGGAATTTTTTGTTGATGTATGATCCAAACCGTCTGGAGTGGCATCCAGGCGAAGAAAGTAGGCTTAGAACCCCTCAGTTCGCTGTGGTGGGTCTTGACAAGCATCAAGCGAGGCTTTTGCCTACTTTCAATCGCCTTGTTGCTGCTCACGCCAAGAGCCAAGATCCACCAGAACGAATTGAGGGGTTTTTTGCTTTTGCAGACCGTACTCCGCACGAAGTAGGGGCCGCAAGTGGGGCTGCTCGGAAGGAAACCGCGACACGGTATGCCGCAAGGCTAGGGGGCAGCTCCCGAATAACCCGTGCGGCTGGTCGAATCATCAAGCCGAGGGGCATACGGTATCCAACCCGTAGCATGATGATCCCGCAAGGGGGTGAAACCTTCCCTCTCTACTCCTGTTGGGGTAGGGGGGTCTTTGGGTGAAATTTATTGATTTGTGAGACACGGCTAGGTTTGGATTGATCCCCAGACTGAAAGGCGAACCTCCCGCTTGCCGCTGTTTCTTTACTGGAGGATTGGAGAAAAGCAATGTTTGAAAGCGGGTTCGATAAATTCTGGGCAGCATGGCCCAAAAGCCCGAGGAAGGGCGCAAAAGCGGCCTGTCTGGCCAGGTGGAAGAAGGGTCTGTACGAACACTGTGCAGACCAAATAATCAAACACGTCGAGTGGCAAAAGACCACCGACCAGTGGCTGAAGGACAACGGGGCATTCGTACCTGCGCCCCTGGTCTACTTGAACCAAATGCGGTGGGATGGGGCTGAAATACCTGAGCCAAAAAAGGTTGTCTCCATTTCGCAACAGTTCGAAGAACGCACTCGAAACGCTGTCCCGATGCCTGACTACATTCGTGAGCGCCTGGCGCAAATTAGGCGGGGCGTATGACCCGCAACGAAGGCCGCCAGCTGCTGAACAGACTGCAAGAGGGAACATCCTTTGACCACGAACAAATCACCGCGGCCCTCATCGCAACAGGCGACCTTGCCGGGTGGCGAGACATGGACGGAAGCCTGGCGGCGGGAATGCGAAGCCAGGTACTGGGTCAATCGGTACAAGCAACAGCGCAGCCAGGCGTGGTGGGAGCAGACCAAGCAGGACATACGCAAGGCGCGTGGCCAGGCTGGTCTAGATACCTTGATTGCTGACATGAACAAGGAATGGAATGCGACGGGCAGCAAAGATTGATGCAAACCAGACACAAGTTGTTGAGGCGCTACGGGCGGCTGGCGCTACTGTCCAGTCTCTGGCTGCTGTTGGCCAGGGCGTACCTGATCTGCTGGTTGGATTCCAAAGCAAGACACTACTTATGGAAGTCAAAGACGGTCGCAAACCGCCGTCGGCAAGACAACTGACCGATCAGCAACTGACCTGGC